GTGGGATTCCATCAAACTATCCCAAAGGGAGTCATTATCTATGTCGGCTGTTTTCATTGTGGTAACTCTCATTTCCTCTCTCAACTCTCTCTTAGCCTCAAGTTTCTCGGTAGCCTTTGATTCCCAAGTCTTATCGAACCATGCTTGACCGGAAAATAACACATCTCGATTATCAGACATTCCTATTATCTTCCATAGTAAGTTACCTTTGCTTGTTGTTCTGAAATAATTCGGCAAGAAAAGACTTCGCCAAATCTCAGATTCCTCTTTGGTTTTACATCCGATGCTACGGAGTATCTTACCTTCGTTTTTTGTTAATGACCGGATTGATTTCGCTCGTTCTGATGTTCCGAGTACATCTGAAAAGTCTGCGATTACATCTTTCAGATTATCTCGAACCGCCTCTATGAATAATGGCGTAAGTGCATATGTATCTAGTAGTCCTTCTCTTGACTTAACTATCTTGTAGGTCTTTCGCCCACCGCCTCGGCCACCACCTCGACTGGCAACTTCGATGAGACCCGCATCTTCTAATGTAGGCAAATGCTTCTCCTTGATTTGAGATTTTGAAACCGAGAATGCGTGAAGGTTTAACCACTGTTGAATGGCATCAATTGTGAGTCGGCGTTTTGAATCTGCCATTGTTTGCATCTGCAAGAATGTATTCCACGCATCGTCCGGTACACCCGACAATGAAGCACGAAGTACAATGTCACATAATAACAAGCCAACAATATTATCCTCGATAGAAGATAGAATGTATGTTCCTGTTTTGTCAGTCTGTGTCGGACGTTGATGACTATGTAATAACGTAACTGCGTCGATTACTGATAGGACTTTTTTCACGTCCCTCTGATGTTGAGCATTTCTCGATGGGAAAAACTCAGCCAACAAAGGTGCGAATATATTTCGTACTCTGTTCTTTCTAAGGGATAGCATAGATGCTTGTAAAGTATGAACCAATGGATTCACGGTGAAAGTTTCGGGTCGAGCCTTCGCCATCAATTGATTACGAACAACATTTCCAACTTTACTTACAGATGTTTGAGGTGTCATCAAAAGTTGTCTTGTGATTTGTTCCTGTTCTTTTGGATTGCGTGTTGTTAATGTAATGAAAGCAGGTTGTCCTCTGATAATGAAATCTCTAGTCTCAATCTCTCCTGTCATTTCATTTTTCATTGGTGTTTTCCAAATGAGTTCCTTATCGTCTCCAGACATGAGAGGTTTCATCCTCTGAATGAATGCAAACGATTCGTCTTTCTCCAAGATGATAATACATTTCCCATCTACGTTGACAATGAAGTTGCCGTCCTCATCAATTTCATCATAGTCATACTTCATTGCTTCTCTCGATGCGCCCGCTAATACCATGCACATTGATTTGGGAAAACCGTTTCTAGCAGTGAGTGTCATGTATGTTTTTCCCGAAGCGGATTGACCTATCAATTCGAGATTCAATGGTGCATCTGTCTTACATGATAGCATGACTAGGAACGTGAGAATAAGATTAGCGTCATCACCTACGAACGGCATGTCTCTTGATTCGTGGAGTATTGTATTCACCTTGTCGAGTAAGTTAGTATCTCCAAGGAAATCGTTCACGTCTTTATCTTCTATATCTCCGTACAATGATTCGGCTTCTTTCTTTTCAGCAGATACAAACTCGGCTGCTTCGTATTCTCCATCTTTTAGAATAAGACCCGCTTTCAACATGTTAGTTTGGAAATCCTCATCTTTTATTTTACAGTCTTTTGCTAGACGTTTGATACTGTATTGAGATAGAACATTGACTTTGCCTCTAGGTTCGTCATTCAGAGATACAGAGAAGTCCATGCGGCCTTTTGTCGCAGACAAGAAAGTCAAGACTACATCATAACCAATCTCTTCAATGTGATATACTGTTGCATTCTCACTTGACTGTCTTACATGAACCATATTCCCTCTCTCCTTATCCTCACCCTATTAAGGTGTTATATCAGACCGCCATTTCGTGTCCGGTGGAAATTGTGATACTAGCGACCAATACAAACCGCAGTCATCGTCTCCACATACAACCACGCTATTAGGCCACATATTACCCGGTCCAAGAGCCATACAGTCAACTGGACCATCTCTCTTACAGTTAGGACATTCGGGTAGGGTGAACAGTCCTACAACTTCGCATTCACGTGAAGGTTGACTATCAGTAGAAGGTGCAAGCACTTTGTTCGGTATTGTTCTATTCAATAGCCAACGTGTCATTCCTCTTCCCCCAATATCATAGATGCTCTTTTGCTTATCGTGGCATATCTTTGAATGTCCTCACGTGTACTTATCCAGTCACTATGAGAGTCTACAAGTCTGTCCCAAAACAACTCTCGAAAACTTATCCATTCTATCCATGCTTTGTTCTTGACATAACCATGTTTTTGATACTGTCGATTGACTTTGCTCCAAAGAGCCTCAGCAGATTTGTATAACGGTTCTCCGTTTTCGTGCATTACAAAACACATTATCGCTCTCTTACTTTTCAATTCTGTTCTGAATTGTGGATTGCGTTTTTCGAATATCAACTTCTTCTTGTTCATGTTACGTATCTCCTTAACCAAGTAGGCATAGGTCCGATGTTGTTTCTGAACCAAGCCGGAAGCATACCTGCATTCATCCTCTGAAATCTAGCCCACGATGAATCCAAGATGAATATTTGTCCCTTGTCTTTTGGTGAACGTACTATTCTACCCGCACCTTGAACGATAGTCAAGGCAGTTTGAAGGTTGTACCATTTCTTACAAGGAGCAGAGCAAGCAAACGAACCACACATCCCATTACTATACTTACTAGGTGGCTCGTATGGACAATCCTCAGTGCCTTCATACTGTCTACGCCACGCATGTTCGTCCTCTAGTAATCGGGTCGATATAACAGGGTCTACGACGGGTAAATAGGGTACTTTACACAATACCAACCACTCGGCTAGTTTACCTTTGAAGTCAAACCCCTCGTTAACATAAGTTGAGATTAAAACTAGGTTGTTTTCTTTACTTGTCATGAAATAATCAATGGCTGAATCTCGACCCCCTGCATCTGAATCGTGAGTCACAACTCGGTCTCCATAACCTGCTGCTCTCAAACCTTCAACTATGCCCTTCCTTATGTAATGCGTATGAGGTAGAACAACGCCACGCTTGTTCGGATATTTTTCCATTATTCCGATTATTGCTTTGACTTGTTTTGGAATAGTTGCATCTCTCTTCGAGTATGACATAGAACCAACGGGAGCATAATGAATATTGAAACAATCTTTTGGGAATGGACTTTCAGTTACGTTGACGTAGAGAGTTTTTTGGTCCTCAAGTCCCATAGAATGAAGGTACGTGTCTACGTCAAGTATAGTAGCAGACAAGAAGATTCTTTTTCTAGCAACTGAGTTCAACATATCAACTGCATAATCACGTACTCGCACTGGCTTAAACTCAACAAACCTACCGAATCTTGTCTTATCCATTTTGACAACCACGTTATCGGGTTGTTGAAGCAGTGTGAGAATCGTAGTTCCTTTCTCTAAGATGCTACGGAACGCCTTTATCTTGGGGTCATCCTCTTCATCTTCTGCGGCTTTGAGATGTGCTTCACAAGACTTCACGAAGTCCTTTACATCATCAAGCCAGTCGACGGGGTGATAGTGCATTGGGAAGTTCCATTTTGGACCATGTACTTGTTGCCAGTCTTTCTCTGATATTCTAGTGCCGAGAAGGTCGAGAAGAAAACCTTCCATCCTGTGAGCCTCATCTATGATAGCAAAGTCCCTCTGCTCAAATCTAGGGTCGCCCTGTATTACCCTAAATAGATAAGCGGGATTGGATAGGGTGATTCGTGCGTCAGAGGCAGCAAACTTCTGTTCGTAGTAGGGGCAGGGGTCGGTCTCTTTTGAATGAGGACAAGAGCCACCTCTCTTCGTCCAACATGGCGCACCGTCAGCAGTCCCACTCTTCACCCAACAGGGGAAATTGGAACGACCCCTCACTTCTTTCACGACATGACCGTAGTCGGCAAGGTACTGAGTTGCGAGGCCGAGGCTCGGAGTCAGTAAGTAAGCAGACTGAAACTGTGCTTGAACGGTCATGGCTATGGCTGATTTCCCTATTCCAGTAGGGGCTTGAATGACTATGTTGTCGAAGTCATCTTTCTTCAATGCGTGATAGATAACTGATAGGGCTTCATTCTGAAACTTTCTGGGTGAAGGCATTGGGAAATCCGGTTGTATCTCATCCCAAAGATTCGGCAGTTTTGATTTACTGGGAATGTTGATTCTTACGACGGCCATGATGAATCAGATGAACCCCACCAATATAATGAGAGTTGTAAGAGGTGCGAAGGACATGTGCAATTACAATGGGAAATGTCAACCCGCCCCGAAGGACACATGCCCCTCGACTTTCATACAAGAGCAACCAGTATGTTGAGGTATAACCTTCGAGGTAATTGGGGGGTGTTCCCCCACCATTATTAATTCAACGGTCTAACCAGTGGGTTATATAATATTATGCCTATAGGGATTTAATGATGAGTGTTCCCCTAGTGATGTTACACATACACTACCCTTGTATGTGTGTGCCTGTAAGGGGTATTGGAATTGTATTAATTCTTGTAGAAGGGTTTCCCCCTACGGGGAAACACTTCTAATGATGACCCCTTTTTGTCCACATAGGATGATTACACTATATACCATGCAAACCTTTATAACTAAATACACTGCCCCCAATACAGAAGCGAGGCGGCGGAAACAACGCCTCACAACTGCCCCTAGGCACATGAAGCCTACTAACGTGATGAATGAGATGGGGCGGCTTCTACTGCACACTTAATCCGGCGGCCATCCTCATGGTCGCTGCTATATCTGATGGTTGTTTTCCGACTGTTAATGTCATAACAGAATCGTCAGTTGAAAACTCCCAAGAGACTGAAAATAATTCTTGTCTACCTGCCAGTCCACCGTCAATCGACGCGAAGTCCATTATATCTCCCACTCTCAAATCAAATCTCTCTGGCAGCCCTTCTACTATCCATTGACTGTACGCAATTCCTTGCCTCATGAGTATTTGCCTACCAAGAGTTTCAGCGTGTGCAACAGTCGTAACGCTACTATCTTTGATGTACCGATGAACAGGTCTTTCACTTGTCAATGAGACAGTAGCGATAATATCTAAATCTTCATTTTCAACAGTAACTTTGTTGAAGAAGTCATCATCATTCGTAACTCTCTCAATCATAGTTGGATAAAAGTCGAGAGGAACAGTAGTCTTTGGAACACGACCTGCTGTGTAAGGGGTGATGTTAGAATCGTGAAGTTCTTTCTTCTGGGAGACGTGAATGTAACCATAAGCGTCTGCGTAGATTTGATATTGTATCGGACCAGAGTTCACAAAACTCAGCAAACTTTGAATCGCTGCTAATCTCGTTTTGCCTTTGAACTTCAAACCTGTTGGTAAAGTAAATTGAAAGTCAGAGATGATGCGAGCGATAGGTGGGTTGTAACTTGAATCGGCGATTATACTTTTAATCATAGTAGCAATGTTTCCATTTGCATGTGCAGGTTGTTCGGTAATATATTCATTCGTCAAGAAGCCCAGTGCATCAAGACAAGTTAATCTAATACTAGTTGATGTTTCTTCTATCCCTGCTACAAAACCTGTGAATATCAATGGTGGATTAGACCACATTCGTGGGGCTAAATAAACTTGAATTGTTTCTCCGACTTCTGCTATGCCGCTCCTTCGTCCGGCAACAGATGATATGTTGATTTCAATTTGTCGTGGTGTGTTCAAGTTATCCTTTGAAGAAATTGACTTGACACCATGTAAAGGTCTACTCCCATTAACTAATACAACAGGTGTCTTTGGTGTCGCCTCATCTTCTGCTATCTGCCCGTATATTGTTCGTCCCAAGACTTGCCTTGACCTAACGAAGAAAACTTTGTGAGGCCAGTTGTTTCTTAGATTTCCTAGTTGAAATTGTCTTGGTCTATTCATCCATTGTAGACCTTCTGGATTCCAACCGCCGTTACTGTAACCCAGTTTTCCTAGATTGAATGTTGGGTTTGGTAAAACCGATGTTGGATAATTACCTTCGGTCGGTCCTGTTGTAAATGCAAAACCGCCACGTGGTCCACCGCCACGTCTGCTTGTCAAATCATATTGGTCTGGGAATAACGACGCAGATGCGTAGAGATAACCGAAGCCATCAGTCGCCCCGGTGTAGCCGTTGTGAAGATGAGGGTCGAATGGTTTTGGTGATGCGAGATTGGTATAACAGTAAGTTGTTGGTCCACCTGTTGTCCATTCATTTGAAGAAGCCGTCATCGTATTTGGGTGTGGGATTAAACCAAGACCGAAGTCCTGTGGGTAGTGAGCAGGTCTGTTAATATCTTCTTTGTCAGCGACGGTCATAGCGTGTTCCGCTACTGTATCTCTTGCTCTGTAATTCAACCACTGAACCTCAGCCCATGTTCGAGAAACGAACCGAGCAATCGCTGTCCTCGGTCTGCGTGGGTCTTGCCCTAATTCCTCGACGAAATCTTTGAGATTATCTGGCGGGGTAATGACAAACTCATCGTCATTAGGGTCTCTAACGATGCGAACATACCGCTCGGCTTCCTCATCCATGCTTATAGACGGTAAAGTAAAGTTATTTACCGTATGCTTAATATTACACTTAGGACTCGAACCGTTTGTGAGAGTTTTAACACCGACGAAAGGATATGCCCTAGTGAAGAGATGGATTCCCGAACAAACGACAACAAGTGGAATAATTATACAAGACGAAGCAGCGTCATATGGCTTTGGAGTAATAGAAGCAATTACTCCTTTTAGTGGAGAAACCCCATACGAAAAAGGCGCTGTTGTTTTGATAGAAAAAGACTGTGGGACTTCCGTACAGTGGAATGGAAATGTTTGCTTGATGGTGAAGATAATGCACATAATAGGGGTGGTTGAATGAAGAAGTCAATATTTGGTGAAGAAGCAAGAGAAGCATTGATGAGAGGAATAAATGAGGTTGCTAATTCAGTTAAGCCAACACTCGGACCTGCTGCTAGAACTGTAATACTAGAAAGACAATTTGGCTCGCCAGTTGTAATTAATGACGGTGTTACTATTGCTAAAGATATTGATATGAAAGAGGACCCATACGCAAATCTAGGTGTTCGTCTGATTCAAGAGGCAGCAAGTAAGGCTCAAGATAATGCAGGGGATGGAACAACTACCGCCTCTATCTTAACTCAGTCATTATGCAATAAAGGATTAGTTGAAATGAAAACAGGTCGTAACCCAATACACATCAAGAAAGGATTCGATAAGGCAGTTGAGATAGCAGTAAACTCAATCGAAGAAGCGGCTACCGAAGTCGATGATGATTCTTTGG